GACCAGATCCGTCTGGCAGATTGCCCACGCCGTTGTTGGTACCATCTAACACCACGGCAGCGACCGTGGCCCAGATCACCAGTTTCTCATCGGCACGCACAGGCACACCAGCCACCAAGCGATTGTTGGCATCAAAAAAGAATCCTGTGGGAGGTTCAAACTTGATCAAACTCCCTTGTGTGATGTACCGGGCATTGTTGCTGGCATAACTGCCAATGCTCTGAGGTGCGGCTGATGTGCCTACATAGAAGAAGCCCGTGGTTTCGTTGACCAGGCGAGTGCTCTGCTGCCAGGCCAGATTGAGCACGGCCAGGTTGGGCCGTGGAAAATTAGCATAGTAAAATTGCAAGGTGCCGCGACTGGGCAACAACGGTTCCACTGAATTGTTGATCACATCCACGATTTCATTGCGATCCACCCAGTCAAAGTCAAAAGTGGGCAGCACGTTCTGCCGATAGATCACACCGTCTGAGGCAAAGATGTTGGTACTGGAATACTTGCCAGTGACGTCAGTGAGATCAATGTAGCGTGATGTACCCACGCTGCTTCGAGCCACGGCCTTGGATTTGATGATGGAATTGTATCGTGTGAATGGAAAATTGTTGTAGTCTTCGCCGTTGACCATTCTATTCTGTGTGTAGTACCGTGCAGGTGCTCGTTGCTTGATCTCTTGTATGGTCTCGCGTGCTTCGGCGTTGCTTACAGGCTGTGTGATACCGCAGGTGAATGTGATGGTTTCCAAGCGACCAAAGCGACTGATGTAACTGATAGGAATCAATACAGCCTGCATCTCTTCGGGGTTGATGATGTACTGCAAGCCGTTGCTGGCACGCACATAGGCACGGAAGAAACCCACTGGCACTTCAGCGAACACGCCATCACCAAAGGTCAAGGTGATCTGGTCATTGGCTCGGCTGGTGATGCTGTACAGTCGGCGTTGGTCTGGTGCCAGCTGTTCCACAGCACCGGCATAGATGCTTTCAACAAAGTCCCATTCTGACGCGATACTGCCCAGGTCATCCAGTTTGTATAGCCAATGGTCTTCTTGGTTGCAACCTTCGATGTTGACGTTAACAGTGCGATTGGGTATGGCCTCGGCCAAGTTAAAGTCTTGGTTCTGCAGCACGCCCTGTTTGAAAAAGAAAAAGTATCCGGTGTTGTCGGATCCAAATCCCAGTTGATCGTTGCGATACAGGATGTTGAACGTGCCTGACGGTCTTGGTGCCAGTTCATAGATGTAGTCACGACCTTCGCTGGTGCCACTCACAGCTTCAAACGGCATGCTTACCCCGTCTACCGTGGCAGTATAAGGGATCACTGGCAAGAATCCCGGTACGAGATTGATGGCATATTCCGAAGTACGCACGCCCAACAAGTCTTGTTCGTTACCTGGGCGACCAAATTTCTGGCTGTCTACCAAGGCAGCATTGATGATCTGTGTAAACTGTTCCAACCAGTTGGCATTGGTAGGATCGTTCCAGTCTACGGTGACATTGCTGAGATTGATGCCATTGAAATCTGTGAGATTTTCCGTGGTGGCCACAGAAAAAACCTTGAGGAATCCCTGGGCGGCATTGTTGCGTTTGGGAGTATAGCTAACCAGGTTGGCCAAGCGAACTACACTATCTCGGCGTTCCGCTGTGTCAAGAAAGTTTTCTCTGGCGTTTAGATCGTTGCGGAACGCCAGGGCCTGGCCCATGAATGCCATGACATCTAGCAAGGCGATGAACTCTGAACTCTCTATGTAATCATTGAACGTTTCGGGGTAGTATAAGCGGAGATAGTCAACGAAACTCTTGCGTAGAGTTTCAAAATCGTAGCTTTGGAAGTCGCCTTCTCTGTAGGTCTGATACAGTCTTTTCCAGTCTTCTACGCCGAATATAGCAGTTTGTCTAGCAGTCTTGGCCATGGCTTCTCACAGTGGTCAAGTATTTATGGTGCTGGAAATATGCCCTGTTTTAGATAAAGCTGGCTCTACGTGTTTCTTGATCAAAGAATATGGCTAGGCGTTCTGCGGTAGACGATGCCACTACCTGTATTTCGACCTCGATCAAGATACCGTTGTCCTGGGGATACACATTGGCAGATGCGACATAGATCCTGGGATCACCACCGGCCACACGCTGTATTTCTGCAAGGATAGTTGTTTCAGTGGTCTCAGTTTGGTTTTCAAACACATAACTCCATATGGTGGTACCGTAGCCGGGTCTTCCTGGCAGTTCGCCCTGCTGTATGTTGAAGGCGTTGGCAAGATCTCGTTTGATCAGTTCAAAATCCACCAAGGTGAATTTTTTAAACTGATTGATGGTGTTGAATCCTATGAATGTGGGCATGTGAGTATTTAACCAGCCAGCAATCTTGACAATCTGGCCCGCAAGCTGACCAGCTCGGCTTGTTGTGCAGAGGAATCTTGACCGCGACGCTGCCGTGCAGCCACGATCTGTTCGAGATCAAAGATCTCGTTATTGATCAGGGTGATCTGCTGGTTCACAGGATTAGAAGCAGAACTGGTTCGTACAGTGTCACCCGCAGCAGTTTGCACTTCTACCACGGGCGGCAGGCCTCGCACTTCTCGCTCCTGATCTATGCGTTCCACGTCCACGTCATCGGCATCGTTGTCATATACCAGTTCTTCATTGGGCACAGAACTGAACAGGCTGGAACTGTAATTTGGAGTGGGTATCTTGGGATTGCCGATGACCTGAGCCAGGGCCAAGTCCAGTTCGCTGCGTTCCACTGTGCCAGTGAAGCCGCCCAGTTGTACGCCACCCTTGACCAACTCAGACGCCTTGCTGTCCACGAAATTCACTGCGTACTGGGCATTCTTGGCCACGGAGTTGATTTCTGACACCAGATCCGGTGGTGCCAGGCCCTTGACCCAGGCTGCTGTGTTGTCCACTCCAAACTTGCTGGCGGTCTGCACGAAACTGGCCAAGTCTGTGGGAGATTCTGATCCTGTGACGATGCCCGCAGATTTCAATCCATCCAAGGCCGACACCATGATTTCGTTCTGTGTGAGACTCTGTAGATTCACATCCGCCAACAAGGGACCTAGACCACCTACGCCGGCCTTGCCGGTCCAGACCTGTGGTGAGCTCAGCACTGATTCCAACTGTGCAGGATCCTGCAGGAAAGTCTGTACTGTGCCGGGTTTGAGGAACCCCGATGATTCCAACTGATCCGCTGATAAACCGAACTTGCCAATGCCTTTGTCCGCTGATATCACATCAGAGGCCTGATCAACGTCTGAGGCAGTCTGTGCCAGCAGGCCAGTGACCTGCGTGGTGTCCAGGCTGCCCACAGATATCTCCGCAGGTGTCTGTTCTAGGAATGCCGCAGAATCAATGCCGTCAGTCACGGGCACATCTTCGAGCCCGGCCAGGGTTTCCGCCGTGGCTTCTGTGAGATCAGTGGCCGGTGTTTCGCTGAGCTCGGCCACAGCGTTCACACCTTGGTTGTGATAGGGGTAAGGTTCGTGTGTGGGAGCTCTGGTAACTATGGTTTTCAGTTTGCCAAACTCCACAGTCCAGCCAGTGCCGGTAACAAACTTGGTGTCGGCCAGGCTGAGATCCTTGAGGTTGGTGGGTGTGGTCACTGGTGCTGCCGTGCCGCTGTTCAAATTGATACAGCCAGCCTTCAAATTGAGGCTGCCTCCACCATCCCAGGATCCTGTGGTGGATTTCAAGGCCAGGCTGCCATCGCTTTTGACGCCTACGAGACTTTTGCTGTACAAGGTCAGTTTGCCTGTGCCAATGACATCTACCGACGCTTCGCCTTCCAGTTTCATGGTCTTGCTTTTGACATTTACAGCACCGCCCGCATACATGTTGATGTCCTTGTCCGCATGGAGATTTATGGTGCCTTGTGTGCGTATGTTAACTGAATTGGTAGAGAATACATCCACTGTGCCCTGCTTGCCAAATTCCAACCAGGTCTGGCCATTGGCGTGTATGATAAAAAAACAGTCACCGTCATCGCTCATGGTTATCTGATGACCTTTGGCTGTGCGTATGCGGACGAGATCGTCCTTGCCTTCAAGATCACCATCATCCATCACAAGGCTGTGGCCACCACGTCTGGCTATGACTTCAACATCCTGCGGTTGTATCTGATTGCGTTCCAGTTGTCCTT